TCACGCACAATCTCAGGAGTTGCATTTACATCAATGACATTATCCTTAATTCGTTTTATATAGTATCCAAGTCTGCTTAATCCGTGGGACTCAAAACCAAGTTCATCTGCACTTAATAATACATCAGCACATACACTTGAATATTTGCTTGGTACTTTGTTTTTTTCAAACACCCACTTCGCAAATGCAATTGCGTCTTTAAGTTTTATTTTCATTTTGTTCTTTTGATTTTCTGACTGCACGTGCTTTTTTGATTTTCCGACGCATATAAGGTTTCAGGAAATAATGACCAATAAATCCCTTGATAGTTGGTCTACCTACTTGCACTCTTAATTTATTTTCGTAACGAGTCATTGGACAATCTAATACTCTTGAAAATGAAATTAATATAATAAACGAACATAAAGGTAAACATATATACCACGGATAGCCAAACGGTGTTAAACCTTGAAACGCAAGAATAAAAAATGCACTAAAGTTACCAATAACAACTGCCCAATGCAATAGAACTACAATCAGTAGTTTAAGATGTCTCAATGGATTGGTTGGTAAAAATCTTAGAAACCGTTTTTCGTCAGAAGGTTCTGTTATATTTTGATCGTTCTCCATACAGAATAAATATAAAAACTATTCTGTTTTATTGTTTAAACTATCGAGATTTTTTGAAATCCAATGTGTGTGCCAGTTGTTTTTATGATGACATATCCACGACCATCTTGCTTTGTCTTTGCCTATGTCTTCTCCGACTTTTTCGGACTCAATCCACTTGTGTTTGTTTATTTCTTTAGTTTCGTCAACAACATGACGATAATATAAACTTTTGTCGTATAGCTCTTGGTCGTAGTCCACTAACTATATATATGTACATATCAATTAAAAATCGTCAACTAATGCAGATTCATCTTGATAATCAATAACTCTTGTTTCAAAAAAGTTCTTTTGTTTGCGAATGTCAATGACTTCACTTAACCAAGGAAACGGATTGTTATCACTATCATAGCGATATTTCATATTTAGATTTTCTAATCTACGATTCGCAATAAACTGCATATATTCAACAAACATTTCGGAATTTAATCCAAGAATACCTCTTGGTAATACATCTTGTGCATATTTAATTTCCAATTCAACTGCTTGCTTTAGAACTTCTGTCAACTCGGTTTCAAATTTTTCGGTCATTAAATCAGGATTTTGTTCTCTGATTTTATTCAATAAAGTTGTTCCAAATTTTATGTGAATACTTTCATCACGAAGTGTATATTGAATTTGCTCTGCGATACCTGGTATCTTGTCACTTAATGCAAGTAACATTGCAAATCCACTGAAAAAGAATGTTCCTTCGCATACAACCCAATAAGTGAACGCAGCCTTGTATAACTCTCGTTTTCCTTCAATGGTAGATGTATCAATATTTGCTTCATTCAATCCACCTGTTACTTGTATAAGAAAATCATCTTTTGCTTTGATAGACGGAATCGTTTTGTATGCTTCGTATACCTCACCTATATCCAAGTCTAAACTATCACAGATATAAACTACCGTATGATTGTGCAAACACTCTTCGTACATCTGCCTTGCCATATATTGTCTGCACTCCGGATCAGTAATATACTTGGATAATGTCATAAGATTGTTTGCAACCAAACTTTCACTTCCGGCAAAGAAACCAAGACACCTCTTGATTACCAAACGTTCATCTTCACTTAATGCATCGTCAGGAGATGATTTCCAATTTTGAACATCTTTTGTCATTGGCACATCTGTTGGTACCCAGTTGTTTTTGACACCCTGTTCATACAGATCCCACGCCCATTTATGTTTATGAGGAAGAATTTGATTTACTCCTTCTGTTTCTTTTCCTAATAGTTCACCAGTTTTCATAATAATATAACGATTCAGTAGTTAAAAAAGTTTATAATGATTTCAAATTTTGTTGTTTTAAACGATACACAAGAAACCCAAGAATAACAAGACTAACAAGTGGTAGCACATAATACCAATTAACAAAAGATTCATCTGATGTGTCATCTGATGTAGGTGATGTAGTTTTATCAACAGAGATGCTGGAGTGTGGTTGCTGAACAACCGGATTAACAACAATCGGTGTTGTATTCTGCGTTGGTTGTTTAGGTACTCCCAGTGTGCCACTAGTTGAGTTTAGGAACTTGTTTTTAATACCACACGATGTAAGTGTAGTTATGCATAGTAATATCAATAAATGTTTCATATATAATTCTCCTTTATTTAGAAGAAAAATATACCATATTTTATTGTGTATGTAAAGTAATTAAATTATTTCTTGGTGTGGCAAATACAATCACACTTGTTGTCTTTGCAACATTTAACAAAAAAGCATTTAATTTTATATATCAATCGTTTCAAACATTCCATTTTTATAAATATTAAATTTAATCTTTATAATCTCTACATTCGCAATCTTTTATTTTACAATTAGGATTTATCATACCTGCTCGTTTGAATGTAAGTTTTACAAATTCTTCAAAAAAGAAAACATACGCAGCTGCATCATAATTGTCCATTGCTATTGAAATTTCTTTTTCGTAGGTTCTCATCCACTTGGTATATTCATCAAATTTATTCGGATCGTAATGAGGTCCTTTTAAATTGTATTGATGAACCATTACTGCCAAATCTAATTGTGATTTTTTTAACGTAGCAAATCTAGCAATGTCTTTGGAAAACTTTGCTCGTTCTCGTTTTTCCTTTTCATATGCTTCGTAAGATGCCTGTAATCTTGGATCAATGATACTCATCCAAGATTCACCGTTGTTTATAAACCCATCACCCTCGGCACAATAAAGCACCAAGGGTGATAAAAATAATAAAAATGTAACCTTTGAAATAAGACTAACGAGTCTCAATACTTCAACTCAAATTTAGGAGTGAAATCTTCAAGAGGTAATTGTTTTAATACTCTCTCTGGATTTCGTTCTCGTTGATTTGGAAGAATTTTAATGCGAAACGGAAAATGCTTCTGAATTGATTTTTCATCATCACCATCGTCTGCACTGCGAATTACTCCCGAATCTTCAATTTGCATTCCAAGAATATCATCCATGCTAGGCATATCTTCTTTAGGATCAATTGCCCACATAATGTCGTTTTTTTCTGCCCATGCTTTCATTCTACGAACAGGAACCATTAAATTGAATCCTTCTCCTGCTCCACGGACAATCATTCCTACATACTTTCCGTTTTGCAAATAAACTCCTCCTCCTGAACTTCCTGGGAATGCAGTAACCGTTGTTTGATCGTATTCGTATTTATCAAGTGTTCTTCCTACTTGAGAAATAATACCGGTTGTCATTGAGTTTGCACCCATCTGACCAAGCAACGAACCAACATGAAATAAACTTGTTCCAATTGGTACAATACCATCATTAGCATCACTTAAATTAAATTCAACTCCTTCTTTCGCATAATCAGTAGCACGAACCATAAGAAGTGCCAAATCATGGCCATCGTTGTAATCTGAATATTTGATTACTTTCGCATCCATTTTCATTTCACCGACCCGTCTGCCTTTTTCTACGAGTTCTTTTACAATAGATGCATCCTCAAATTCCACAATTTTAATGGGTCTACCACCTTCAATAACACTTCTTACTTTGCGAAGATTATCAACAACGTGGGCAGCCGTCCAAACAAACGTAACTTTTTTTCCGTCTACTTCACGAATAATCATAGCACCCGAACCTTCTGAACTACTATGTTTTGCTTTTGCTTTTATAGTGACTGATACATCTTGTAAATGGTCTGCAACTTCTCGTACTTGTTTAGCACTCGGAGCTCCGGTTGAAATGTTTACCGAAAATGCCGTGATGGCCACTACTAAAAAAAGTTTGATTGCGTTCATGGATGCTACCCTCCTGGGTTTGAAATTAATAATATATCTATATATATTAACCCACATACACTTTTAGGTCAATCTTTATTGTTTATTGACAACTTTCACAGATTTCCCCACGCATTTTTGCTTCTAAACTACACAACGAAGGTTCAGTTGTTTCTTGTGGAGTGTCTGCTTCTTTTACGTTATCTGTATTGTGTTCTTCGACATTTGATCCAGTTGACTTTTCAATTGCACTTGCGGCCAGATTACGCAAATAGTAAGTTGTTTTCAATCCACTTTTCCATGCGTGTGTATAAATGTCGTTCAAAAACTTCATACTACTTTTGTCGTTGTAAAGATTCAAACTTTGACCTTGATCAATCCACTTTTGACGAGCAGCTGCACAATCAATTAATTTGAATTGATCTTGTTGAAATGCAGTAACATACTTTTCTTTTATCCATTGAGGAATTGAACCATTTAGTTTACCAAGATCACCATCAACCGTTTTAACCAAGTTGGCAAGTTCCTTTGTCCAAATTCCTTCTGCTTTCATATCATTAACAAAGTATTCGTTCATCATTGTAAACTCACCACTTAAAGTAGAATACACAAAAATAACTCCAAAGTTTGGTTCAATGCTTTGTGAACATCCTGCAATGTAACTGATTGTTGCAGTTGGAGCAATTGCCATTGTATTGGAATTCCGCATTCCTTGCTTGGCAACTTTCTTTTTTAGTTTGTCCCAATTTTTTCTAAGATTCACTTCGTCAGAATTTCCACGAAGTTTCATAACTTGTTTCCAAGTATCAATTGGAAATGTTCCTTGATCCCATAAACTTCCTGTGTATGATTCGTAAGTTTCTTTTTCTACTGCCATATCAGACGAAGATTCAATTGCGAAATAAGAAATGTTTTCATAAATCTCATCAGAGATACGAATTGCATCATCACTTCCGTAATTTACATTAAACTCATAAAACATATCGTGCCAACCCATTGTTCCTAATCCAACAGGACGATGAGTCATATTACTTTTACGTGCTTCTTCGGTTGGATAATAATTTAGATCAATAACATTGTCTAACATACGCATTGCCATTTTGGTGCTTTTTTCTAATTTATCATAATCAATAAATTTTTCACCATTTTTATCTACACCTACGTGTCGTTTCAAATTGATGCTTGCCAAATTACAAGTTGCAGTTTCTCCGTATTCTTTAACGGTACGTGTGCCATCATCTGCGTGAATAGTTGGTTTGGTATGCAGAAGAATCTCTGTACACAAATTACTGCTATGTACCGTTCCTACGTGCTGATTACTATACCGAATGTTACTTGGGTCTTTGAAAGTTACCCACGGATGACCAGTTTCAAAAATACTTTTCAACATTTTCTTCCAAAGGTCTTTTGCTTTGAGTTCACGAAAAACATTTAATTCTCCGTCTTGACCTTTTTTAACATATTCCCAATATTTTGTTTCAAATGCTTCACCGAAGATTTCGTGTAATTCAGGAACTTCATTGGGACTAAACAAATACCAAGGTCCATCTGCTTCAACTTGTTTCATAAACAAATCAGGAATCCAATTTGCAGTATTCATATCGTGGCAACGCATTCTGTCATCACCTACGGTTTTTCGTAATGCCAAAAAGTCTTCAATATCAGAATGCCACGTTTCAAGATATGCACATCCTGCACCTTTTCGTTTTCCACCTTGATTAACTGCAACAAGCATATCATTGTAAAGTTTCCAAAAGTATACAGGTCCTTGATTAATTCCGTTTGTTCCTTTGATGTAACTTCCTCTTGCACGAAAGTTGGTGATATCAAATCCAAGACCACCTGCGAATTTGCTTTTTCTTGCTTCTTGCCAAATGCCATCAAAAATTCCATCAATAGAATCATCAAAGGTATTAAGATAGCAACTACTAAGTTGACTATGAGTTGTTCCACTATTAAACAAAGTTGGTGTGGAACTTACTACATCAAAGCAACTAAGAGTTTCATAAAACTTTAATGCATATGCTTGTCGGTCTTCTGGTTTCTCATTGAGTGCCAATCCCATTGCAATACGCATCCACATTGCTTGTGGAGTTTCCATACGACGTCCTTCTATATGCAAAAGATACCGATCATAAATTGTTTGTATTCCAAGATACTTCCAATCTTTTTCTCTATCAATATTAAGTTTTGCACTAAGTTCACGTAAATCAAAACTTTCAAGTAACTCTTCGTTAAGAATTTCTTCACGGACTAACCTACGCATATTCGTAATAAAACTTTTACGATACTGAAGTTCAAACGCATCACTATCCACACCTTCTCCAAATACTTCTTTGTAAATTGTATTAAGAAGCATTCTTGCAGCCATATAAGCATAATTGGGTTCAAATTCGATTTTAGACCTAGCACTCATAATAAGTGATTTGTCTATTTCTACCGTTGTAACTTTATCGTATAACTTTATTTTTGCATCGATAAGCACTTCACTTGCACTTACGTTTTCGAGATTTTTACACGCACGTTCTGCACACGTATTGATTTTATCAACATTAAAATTTTCGAGTCTGCCGTTGCGTTTTTTTACTTTCACTTGTAACCTTTGGTTTAAATTTTATAGAAACATTATAACAATCTTATAGAAAATACTTCTACGAAATGTTCCGTAAAAATACATACTATCTACACTAAATTTTTTATCCAATATCCGACACATCTTCGTTATTATATGAATTTTTGTTCATTTGGTCGTACTTAGATTTAAGAAGATTCTTTGCACCATTTTCAGAATCATTCATTTCCACCATTATTTCTGTACCCTTTGTACTTTTTTCATCATATATTTCAATAACACCCGAAGACGTGTCAACTCTACTTGGAAATGTCAAACCATCGGGTCCAAACCGATTTTTAATGACATGAAATCTACCTGTGTTACTGACTTTGTCAGTTGCTTTTCTTGATAAACTTATCACAAAGTCTGCCGTCATTATTTTCCGATAACTATCCGCAACTTTTTGTGCTTCAATAATATTATCTTCCAACGATGAACGACTTGCTTGTGATGCAGTCCACACAGGTACTCCGAGTTCGCCCGCAAGGCCTCGGAGATCCTCATAAATTCCTCCTTGCTCAACATAACTGTTGGCATTATTTCCGTGATTACCTGGAGATAAAATATCTGCATAATCAATCACGACCATATCAACAGGATACCCCATTGTATTTGCTAAACTTGCATGAGCAAGAATTGTACTAACTCCTACACTTTTTGTTGGATATTCTTTAATAAGAAGTTTTCCTTTGATGTTTGCTACAACATTTTTTACAGTTTCTTCGTGTTCAATAATATCTTGAAACGGGATACCTGTAAAACAACTATCATAACGAAGACCTACATAGCACTCGTTAAGTTCCATTGTATAATGCAAAACATTTTTACCCATTTTCATTGCCGACTTTCCAAGTGATGCCAAGCACCAACTTTTTCCTCCACCGGCACTACTAATAATAACACCAAGTTCTCCTGGTCCCAAACCTCCGTTTGTTAAATCATCAATGACTTCCCATCCAGTGCCTATTGTATCACGTGCAGTTTCTGACATTCTAAGTTCAATATCACGTGCATAATCGTGACCCATGTCACGTGCAGTTCCTGCTTTTAATGCATCATCAACTATTCGTTTGATTGATTCGTATTGACCACCTTTAAGAAAGTCAACACTTTGCATAATTGCATTTTTCAACTTTTGGTTCTTACAAAAGTCTAAAAATTCGTTTTTAACGAACTCTGTATCATTTAGATCAACTTGCGTAAATATATTTCTTAGTTGATCTATAATTGCCGCTTTTAATGAATCAATTCCTACATCATCACATTTAATTTTAAATACATCTAATGTTGCGGTTTTTTTGTATTTTTGATGATGCGTTAAAATCTCATCAACAATCCATTTGTGTGCTTCACTTTCCCAATACTCTGTTTCAATGATATCATGTGTTCTGTCCAAGAATTTTTTATCATCAATTAAAGCACGAATTGTTTTACTTTGAAATGCAGTTCCAAACTTTTGTAAGGTATCTACATTATTATTATTAGTCTCCGTCATATTTAATAAACTTTATCAGATGACTCTGGTTGAATCAAGTCTATTTATAAAAAAACTACGAATTACTTGTAATTGCATAGTTGTTCAAAATGGTCCAAGTTTCCATAAGCCAGTTATGGTGATTGGGAAACGCAGCCCACAATTGGTCTTCTGCGAACTTTTTACTAAATTCAAATTTATTAAGTTCAGTTACATGAGAATCTACATGATCAAATACTTTCGTTTGCATACTTGCAGGAAGAATACTATCTTTTAATTGCATTAAATCATAATTTCGTTTAAGTAAACTCTGATTATCTTCTTTTAGAAAATTTTTATACAAAGGCATTTCTTTGAGGTTATCTTCTGAAATTTTTATTAAATCTTCTCTGCTTAT